TTTGCTTTCTTGCCCTTGCCTTGCTGCCGAGCCTTAACTTTGGCCACACACCGCGTTAGCTTCGCTGGCATTAGTTCACCGTCCCTACATACGAATACGGCTGCCCAATGTGCCGTGCTTGCTGCCGGTTCGCCAGCAACATCTTGCGGAACACCTCAGAGCTACGCGGGCTCTTCAACATCTGCGGCGTGTAGGCCATGGCATCAAGGATGTCGCAGTACCTACCCTTCGGAAACGAAGTGTACTCACCGATGAAATCCTGAAACTTCTTCTGAATCCAAAAGCGGCCGCTCTCAAAAATCGGAGACAGGACGTTCCGGATGCGCCACTCTTTCTTCCTGGTCATCGTCCCGTCCGGTGCCTCGCACTCGCCATTTAACTCGATAATCCGCAAGGACCGATTTTCAATCATGTTTCGGTAGCTGATATGGTATGCAAGGTACTTCTGCGCTGCAACGGTCTCAAGCCCAAACCGGCGCAGACCCCATCTATCTGCGATTTTATAGATTTCTCCGATGTAACTATCGTAACTAGCATGACCCGCCCAGCAATCCAGTAGGTAATAATCCCCAGTTTCGGAGAGCCCAATGACCACAATTGAATGACGGCAACGCCCCGCCGCTGCATTACCAGCGTGGTTCGGGTCGGAGACCATGCAAATTTGCAGATGACCGTACAGGAGGTCTTTTTTGACGATTCCATCTTTGACCTCGTGGGTAATCCTGTCTCGGTTATCGGCCGTCTTTTCAGTGTGGTAGTACCCAAGCCATTCAGGCTTGAAATCAGCGTTTTCAGGCGAAGCTGGGTTGTTGAGGAACTGACAGGAGAAGTGGTAGTTGCCGAGGCGTTCCCGAAGCCTCAAGAGCTTCTCGAAGGAGAATTCCTCCGGAAAGATTGGCCGGTCCGCAGGATGCTCAGCGCAACAGCCACCAAGGGCGGAATGCGTGTGGAAAACGAACCAGGGTTCGTTTTCGCGGACGTGGGAACTGAGGTCATGGAAGGACCAGCGGTTGCCAACAACAAGTTCATTGCTTTCGTGGTTGGCATCCCCAGACTCAAACACGCCCACCAGAAGTTTGTGGAAATCAATCGTTGCGTCCATGATGCTGGGCGATTCGATTGCTTTCCGGCCCACAAGGTCGTCTTCGATTACACCGCCGGGGTAATGCCGAGACTGCAACGCACCGCCGACACCAATGAAATCAAACGTGCCCTCTCCATGGGCTCCGCCAGTGGTTGAGGGTAGTCGGCGGGTGTGGAGGGAAAAGTTGGTCCAGCTTTCTTGCGGAGTTGGCAGGACTTCCGGGAAGAGCCCACGAAAGAGGGCATTCGACTCGTAGTGCCAGCGAATTCGCTTGCCGAGTTTCGCGGCATTGGTGATGTTTTCAGAGACTAGGAGGATGCGGGTGTCGGGGTCATGGCGCCTAAGAATCCACTTGACAAACTCGTCGGAGTAGCCAAGGCTCTTGAGGCCATCAATGTCTTGGTTGGAAACCGGCAGTGACCACCAAACCGGCAATCCTTCGGAACAAATCGTAGATTTGAAGTGGTCTCTGGGAAATTCGTAAACATCTTTTATGTAATCCCGTTCGAGAGAAGAACAGAATGGAAAGTGAAGATGCTCTACCAAACGCTTCCGGCGAAGCCCAATCTTGATGAAATAGTACAAAGAGCCGAGGCAGTTGAGCCGTAAGGCTGCTATCTTGGCGTCATTGTCCGGTAGCCCCAACACCGGGATTGGAATGAATCTTTCAGCCATTCAAATCTCTTCCCAACCAGAGATTTCGTCCGGCGATTCGTCCTGTGCCTCTTCAACCTCACCCTCATCTGAGCCTTCTTCCAACTCAGGCCAATCTGGCATCTCGTCTAAGGCCAATTGTAAATCCCCCGTGTGCGCTTTTGCGTTTGCTGCCGAGATTGCTCAACGGAGTTGGCGGGCGTTGGAACCTCCGGTTGGACGTTGATTTGCCTAGGGGCGGACTCGAAGGTTCTTCCAGGAGCCTGCTTCTCCCCGTTGGAAGACATAGCAGTCCTCGCGCCTCCGGCCACAAGCGCCGGTTGCCCAGTGACCGCGCCAACAACAGCTTCGCCGATCCCGAGGATTTTTTTGGGCCAGCCCATACTATTGCACGACCTCCTTCTTCGTAGCTATGGTAGCTGCGACAGAGTCGGCGGTTGCAGCGGTAGCTCCAAGGACCGCGTCGGGGATAGCAGTATTCTGCGGTAGCCCCTGTGCAACCCTGAAACGCGAGAAGGTGCGTTCTGGATCCCGGTCCAAGATTTCCTTCGCGGCTTCCATCCTCGCCCGCAGGTCTTTTCTCTGAGCCACAGTCTCCAGCAACGCTCGCATGGCGGCTGGTACTCCCACCGAAAAAGTCTTCTTCATCTCCTCAGCACGGCCGGCTAGCGCCTCATCCATCTTGGACAACGTGCCGTTGAGCACCGCTTCTTCTTCTTGCTGGTATTCAGGAGTGGCCAAAATCCGCGAGAGCCCTGACCGGGTCATCCCAAACATCTCGCAGATGCGTTCATCTTTGATGTTGCCGGAGGTCCGAAGCCGAGCAATTTGGGCGACTTTGATTCCGACTCTTGGAGTCATAGTTCGGGTACACTCCCGCCTAGATGAGACAGCGTAACACAAAGTCGTCATCTTGTCAAGCCCTGGGGCCACTCCTAGCTTGCTGAAACTACAAGCCTTACATTTTTCCTACTAAACAGCTACTAAGAGGAGGGCTCTGGCTTCCAACCAACAGAGCAAGCTGCCATAGGTATTTACGTTGTGGACACCTACGGTAGTGGAGTTGGCGAAGCTGGAGCAAAGCTAGAAATTAGGAAAAATTTCTTGGGGGGCTTCCCCGCGCGCCGCCGCCTTTGCTTTTTTGTGCCCCAGTGTCTCTGCGACACTATAGTTGAAGCTCGTTCTCCTGCTCTTTGACAACTGACAGGCTGTGCAATAGCGGGCGCCCCTAATTCAACATGGGGGTGTCTGAATGGATAAGATTGTTGTTGAGTTGTCGCCTGCTTTGGCGCACATGGTAGCGGATACGTTTGACGCTGCGAAGAAACGCAGCGACGCAAGGTTCCGGTACTGCTCAAGCGTGGCGGGTTTCACCGACGAGTTGCTGGGTTTCGCTATCGTCCGGCTGAAGTCCGAGTGGACTTCCCGTGACAACTACCGCGAAGCGCAGGAGCTCCGCGAAGTCGTTGCAGGCAAGAAAGCGCCTACGCCCATTCAAGTGCAACTGCTTGAGCAAGCGTTGGCTCGTTTCAAGCCGGCTGGGGTTCAGCCGAAAGCGTAGTAGCGAAGGGGCGTCCACTATTGCATAGTCGGAGGTGGAGTATGATTGACCTACAGTCAATACTCCACCGCTTACAACGTGATGCCGAGCGAACGCGGCTGCGCGCCGCGGAACGCTATGCTATTGCGCGTAGCCCGATACGCTACAAGCCAAAGGCGCATAGCGCCGCTGAGCTTGACCGTGAGTTATCGGTAGCCCAGGCGAACCGCGCTGTTGGCGCGCCGATATTCTGCGTTCACGGCAAGCTCGCTCGGATACAATGTAGGCGGTGTGGGTGAGTGAAACTGACCGAAGGTGATGCCGCGACAAGGCGGTGGGGCAAGAGCGGTAGCTCCGACGGGGGGACCCTACAAAGGGAACCCTGCTACTATCCGCCAGGACCCCACCGCCCTGCCGCTGTATCACTCCGCAAGCCGTCCCTCCCCACAAAGCGGGTGGTTCCACCACGCCACCCGCTCCTACCTTCGGTAGACGCTGTGTCTGTGTGCTGTGTCTGTGAGGTCTACTAAAAACCCTCCTGAACACTTATTTCTGTGCAACGACTGCAAGAGCGAAGCTACGCCGGAGGCCTACGCCAAAACCCTACGCCAGATAAACAATTCGGCAAACTCAACGGGGAGAACTTATTATTCTTATTTTTCTAATTTTTTTTTTTTTTTTTTTTTGGTAATAATAGATTTTGGTCCGCCATTATAATTTTGCCAATTTACAATTTTGGCAAAGCTACGCCTAGCTCCAAGCTGCGCTTAACTCCGTTGGTGTAGCTTGCGCAAGCATACTTCGTATTAGAATAAGTGTTCAGACAGGTTTTAGGTAAGGGACAAGCACACAGCACACACTTAGCGCACAATGTCGTATCCTGTTGAAAACAAAGCAGTTATTTCGCTTGACAGAGTAGCCTAAACAGGCTACACTTGCTATTATGACAACCGAAACTTCAACCGAAGAACTTTGCCGTTGTGGAAAGCCTGCGAAGCAGGTGCATTGTCCAGCTTGCGGCAGGTCAACTGTGTATGGCTTGCCGTCGTTGGCGGAACGGAAGTCCCTGCCGGATGGCACGGAAATTCAGGTAATGTACTATCGGTGCCGGCGGTGCAGTCATGTCTTCAATGACCTAGAATGGATGCTCCAGTGCGAGGCACCTAGGTTTGAGAACAAATCCATGCGGGAGCGGCGCACGCAGGACGAACGTGAAGCGAAGCTAGCCGCGGCTCTTGCCGAAGTCGGGGGCGACCGGAAGGAATTGCTTCGCAGGCTGCTGGGCAAGACGGCGGAGCCGCAGCAGCAGCAGGGTCAACCAGAGGTGGCAAAGACATGAAGCAAACAATCACGGTCGAGCTGGAACTTAAGCCGAACCAGCCATCATACAGCTTGGTAGAGTCATCACCTAAGCCATATGAGGCTCTACGGCACTTCTTCGAGGACATCAGCTATAAGGTGGTAAGCATCTCTGCCCACACTACGAAGTGACACCGACATGACCAACACCCAAATGTGGAACAGCCTCAGCTACCAGCAAAGGCGGGTGCTGTTGCGGGTGGTCACCGGGTGCGGGAACGCGGAAGCTGGGCTACGAATGTACAGGATAAATGAAGAGACCGGTGTCCTAGACACCGTCCGCGACTGGGCCGCGCTATCGCGGCACGTCAGAAAGTCCATTCAACGCCTGACAAGGAGGGCACCATGAAATTGACCCGCAAGCGTGGTACAAAAAA